GAATCAAAGGCGGAGAGAATTGCCCGCTCCGCATCTAATGGGTCGCGTGTTAATCTATCCCAACTAGCCTTCACTATCGCCTCCCTCAAGTCAGCCACTCTTTGCTCATAGGCTTTGGCCTGAGAGAGGAGGAGGGAGGAGATTAACTTGATGATTGAATCAGCGAAGTTCGGGCTGACGTGGCTGTAGTTTTTCTTGAAGAAAGCTTGAATCTTCTTTTCCCACTCGTCTTGAGCGGGGGCGGGACAATGCACAGAACACCCTTCTTGAGCAGCCTCACAGTCTTTGCATGCCTCACCCGAAGCAGGAGGCTGGCTACGGGTGCATAGAGCGCACTCATACCCATATTTATCTTTGAGTGTTCCGTTGCACTCCTTACACTCCTTTCCCTTCGGTTGGTGGCCGTGGCAATATATAGTCCAGGATTTTCCTTCACAGTCCTTTTCTAAGCACTTAGGTTTTTGACACTCCTCGCACCTCTCCGCTCCGGCGTTGGTCTTTGGGGGGGTTGGCCGAGCTTCACTCCGCACCAAGAACAATTTTTTTTATCAGGACACGGCTCATCAGGGCAGCAACCTAAGCCGTTGCAGTCCTTACATTCCTCTCTAGGGGTTGAAGGGTTATTTGACTTCATATTTGTTTCCACAGACACAGGTTATCCCGTGGGCTATTTGGTAAATCTGGCCGAGGAGCTTACTCATTTTTGCGGCGTCCTCTTGTGTGAACTCCGCCTCTGGATGAATCCAATGGATGTGGTCAACAAGTGCAGCGGCTTCATCGGTTTGAAGAAGCTCATCGATGTCCTTGACCATTTTCTTGAAGTCTCTCATATTCCTTTCTTTAGCTGAGCGGATCGCGTCCGCTTTAGAGCGAACGCCCCGTGATATTTGCGTTCGGCTTCCCTGCGTACCACGGGTTTTGAGCAGATTATGCAAGAATTGAGCGGTCGAGTTTTAAGGTCTTCTCCTGCCTTTCTATATTTTGGTTCTTTCATAATGTTTCAGGCTCCGCTTCTTTCAGGTGTTCGGGGTTCATAGAGACCATTGTTCAGCCATGGCATCAGCGATGCCTTGAAATGTTTTAGAGCGGATTTTCCATCGGTCTTTTGACGGTGGCAGACCCCAATTCCACTTGGCTCCGCGTTTTCCGTTTTTACAGACAAGGAACTCACCACGCCCGACAATCTTTGTTGGCGTCAATTTTGGTAATCCCTTGAGCCAAAGACAGGTTGCTTTAGTTGCTTCATGTCCATAATGCCAGGGTTGGATTATTTGGTCGGGCTTGCGCCACATTGTTGATACAAATCCCACAGGGTTTTCCACAGCAACCCTTGCTATAGGTGCATCATAAAGATTCCGCAAAAAAGCCAACGCTTCTATCCTAAGACGCTTCCTTTCTCGCGCCTTCTCTCCATATCGTTCTTCGTTGAACCAGCCAACGCCGGCCGTCGAGAGATAAGTACACGGCGGATGAGCGACCATTAAGTCCCAACCCTCCCCAAGAATGTCTAGCACATCGCCTTGGTAGTGCGGTCCAGGTACATCTGTTGGCAAAAGGTCGCAACTAATCGCGTCATGCCCACGCTTGATAAACGCATCCCTTACTGTTCCTGAATATTCGCAAGCGATAAGGACTTTCATACCCTATTCCTTTACCGATTTAAGAAGTTCCTTGATTGCCTCGTTTTTGGCACTCGATCTCTTTCAGGTGTTCGGGGTTCATACTTTGTGCTTCTCACAGAGGAATACCAGCACCAAGCCTAGCTTCTCGTTTGAGTAAATCTCTTTTTCACCGCGATACTTACGACGAAAGGCCGCAGTTTTCCAGCACTGTCTTCCGTCAGGTAATAAGGCTTGGCAGCGATGCTTTGGAACGACGCTCATAAGTTCTTGACGTTAGGGAATCGGTAACTGTGGATTGCTTCTTGTCCCCCTGGTGAAGTAGATGTCGTAACCGTACTTCTTACCGTGCTCAAGCCATTGGGAAACTCCCATTGGGGCTTTGGTCTGAGCACTGAGCAAGCGTTCAAGTATCTTCCTAACCGCTCCTTTCGGAGCTGGACAAACGCCTACCCTAATAATGTCGCGGACGGCCTGGTCAATGCCGTAGTTCTCTCCACATACTGAGGGTCTTTTGATATCAGATTTATTCATGAAATATAATAGAGTAGATCTTAGCTAATTTTGCTTTTGTTCTCCATAAAAGAGGTCCATTGCGTTTTTCCCATTCGGTCTTGCACCAGTATTCTCTCCACCATTTGTTATACCAAGCGTCATCCATATAGATTACATTAAGGATTAGGAAAGAGATAGATGTTGGCGTGTAAGATAGACTGATCCATCTTATCGTCTACCACCTACCCCTTCCCCAACCCTTAAGGCTGGGGATAGGGCTATAACTTAGGTTCTTCTGTAGAGGTTTCGTTAAGCTCTATATCGAAGTCAAAGACCGTCTTTGATGTACCATCTGAGAAGGTTACTTGCTTTGAACGAGGCGTAACCTTGATGATGCTACCATTCTTGAGCTTATGGTTCAACCTTGCAAGTTTCGCCATGAAGTTCTTGTTGGCAGTAAACATCTTCTCTTCTCCAGAGTCAATATCTAATGCCGTTATCTGATGTTCGTTATATTTTTCTCCGATCTTGAAAGAGCTTTCTTTCTCCACGACCTTATGAGATACAAGCTGGAGAAGCCTGGTATCTCCGTCTGACCATCTGACGTATTTACCTTCGAACGCCTTTGCTACGCTTACCTCTAAGAATCTATCAGACATATTCGTTATGTTTATTTAAGCTCTTTAAACTCCAGCTTACCTGTTTGAATTGCGTTACGCAAGGCCGTAGCTAATCTATAGACGGGTGCAGAATCTCTACAGATACCAGCCTCCTTGAGAGCGAAGCCTGCTTGCTTAGGAGAAATCTCTCCGTTGAGCCAAGCCAATGCCAGATCAGTTTCCTCTGGATGATAGACCTTAGCCGTTCTACTTGCCAGGACGTAACCCTTTGCCGTGTTGAGAAGATTAAGTTTCTTGAAGCTCATATGATTATTCTAAGTCTTTAACGAAGTTATCAAGGCTTTTCTCTCCTTTGATTATAGATTGAAAAGCCTTGTTATTGATTACCATATCTTTGATCTGTTTGAACGTAGCGTTATCTATGTGTTCTGGAAGTAGTCCTATCCTATCCTTTGCATAATACTTATCTGTAGGTTGCAGGAACAGCCTCCTTACCTTTTGCTTACCGTCATTTACCATCTTAATATAACCAACCACATGCATCATTGCGCTTACATCTTCTTCTAAATTAGCTTGTAGCTTGGGTCTAACGATCACCATATCCTCTTCTTTCTTTTCCATGCTATGTGCTATGAGGACGATGTTCATATCAAGATCTCTGAACATCCTCATAGCTTTCTTGAATCGCTCTTTGGCTACGCCCCAACCTTGCAGAGAGAGCGATAGAGAGTCCCCCTTACCTTGGCCGTAGCCCTCTTGTTTCAGCTTATCTATCAACTTTTCTAATAGCTCTCCTATAGGATCTATTACTACGGTTTCATATTTACCTGACTTAGCTAAGTTAAAAAGCTCTGTTATATCATCCCATGCAGAGATATGAACGACATCCGCATCTATACCATGCAAACCTAGGAAGGTTGCTCCATTTTCCACATCACCAACAAGACACTTTTCTGTTGAGGAAGCAAAGCTAGTTTTGCCTACACCTGGATGGCCATAGACCAACATGTTAACCGCCGGTTTCTCTAGTGCATCTTTAGTTTTCCTCACTACCAGTGTCATAGATCTCCTTGGTAAGAAGTGATTTAGTAAAGGCAGAGATCTTATCTATAACCTCTTTTGTTTTACCTGGTTTTACCCCCTCTCTATAAATCTTATCTGCAAATCCTTGACACTCTTGTTCTACTAATTTCATGAAAGAATCCGCGTCACTTCTAATCACAATGAAGAAGGGTATGATGTTGTCTTTGATCAGATTGCGTCCAGCTAAGCCTATTTCATTATAGGATACATCACCATCGGTGATAATGAAGCAGACTTTCTTTGTTTCAGTTCTTTTCCTTAAGCTCTTTATAGCTTGTTTTACAGAGCAATCTAGATAAGTACCGCTTCCACCTCTAGTTAAAATCTCTTCAAGCTTCTCTTCATCACACCTTTCCTCAAAGTCTATAAGTTGATTAGGTGGATTACCAAAATCTACCGTGGATACAGGCTTCTCTATCTTGGCTAAGGATTGATTAAGCCCATAGGCTATAGCTAAGCCAGTGTTCAGGGGATCCATTGTAGTGTCCCTACCCCACATAGAGCCTGATGTATCTAGGGCTATGGCAAAGGCTACGTTATCTTGGAACTTCTGTTGATGTTTCCTTTTGAATACATCTTCCTCTCTTAAAGATACTCTATACATCCTTGTTCTATCTAACTTACCTCTCCGCAAGAATCTTTCTTCTTGTTTATTCTCTTGCCATTCTTTTATCTGTCTCAAAACATCTGATAGGGGGTTGATTATATCTTCTCCGTGTTCTTTGATCAGTTTGATTCTGTTTGTTATTTCTTCTCTCGTTGCTTCTTTCTTCTTTGTGCCAGAAACAAGTTCTTTAATCAAGTCCTCGTCTCCATCACAAACTACTTCTATCTGAAAGGACGAGCTGGTTTCTTCGTCCTCATCTTTCTTCGGAGCTGTATCACTTGCTATCGCCTTAATAAGTTTCCTTAGGATATCCATTATATCTTCTTTCGTCAAGGCTTTAGATAGGTCAGGTAACATTTTCTTATAAGTATCAAGGAACTCATCTGCAGCTATTTCAAAGCATTCTATTGTTGTTTTAGTATCTCTTAGTCTCATTGCAAAGTGATCAAAAGATTCTTCCGGCTTAATAAAATGAGTTGTGGCATACTTTTTGGCCCAAGAACTCCAGTCAAAATTAACCAATTTAAGGGAATTATCTACAAGATCTTGAGAGGCGGGTCTCAACCATCTCGTATTGTTTACTAATGGATGATCTGCATAGCCACCAAAGAACTCGATGGCTTGGATAAGGAAGACTCTGGAACGAACCATATCTTGAGCGGCATTTCTACTTAATCTTTTATATACCTCTCCTGAAGATTCATCTCTGCCTTCTTGGAATATCCACTTTGCTCCATAATATTCTTGCTCACATTTCTTATGTATCCTAATGTCTTCGAAGCAGTCTATGAAGTAGAAGATAGCCTTCTTTTCTGCATTGTTCTTACCGAACTGATCTAAGAACTTATTAAAGTCTACTCCCCATAAATCCGTATAACGGATATGCATAGCCTCATGTAAGATACCTGATCTTACTGTGGGCGTAAGTTTATAGGTTCCTTTGGGGATGATTATGTGGTAACTGTCATCAGTCAATCTTTTTACTGAGTAGTTTTCTCCATAGCCTATCGTTACTTCTCTGTTAATCAATCCTGATACCTGATCTGACAGTTCAGATAGGCTTATTCCTCTAGCCCAATATTTAAAACTTCCATACATATACCTTCATTATGATGCTGCTTTAATGATTGTCGTGACCCTCTCTTTCCAGGCCGTATTCTCTTCAACCAGCTTTTTGTTCTCAACCTTGAGTTTCTTTACCTCATCCTTGAAGCCTTCCACCAGGCTTACCTCTTCCTCTCCTTTATCATTGACAATGATGCTTACGTTAGTCGCTAACCTGCAAAACTCATCAATGATCTTTTCTTCTTCAGGCAATGGCTTGAGGGCTGCTGATAAGGCTACTCCCAGGTCCGCACCGTTATTGATCATGGATAATGCAGTCTCTAAACCTCTAGTAGAGAAGACGACATTAAGTTTCTTGCTAGCCTTAGCACCTCGAACTAGGTCAGCCAGCTTCTTTAACCTAGCAATCTGCTCTTTCTCTACGTCAGGAAACTTCTTCTGTAGTATTTTGATCTCGTTCTTTGCATAGGTCATCTGATAGGTAGGAAGCCTATCCAAGAAGCCGCCGTGCTGTCTCTTTACTCCGGCGTAGCTTATCGGATTAGAGGTGAATATCAGTACGCAATCAGGATGCCTCTTATAGCTCTTACCATTTGATAAGGTAATACCCTTTTCGTAATCAAGGATAGAGTTAAGTGAAGCCAATACTGCTGGATGGGTAAGCCTGAACTCATCCAATACTATTGTGCTAGGCTTGATAAGAAGCTGAAGCAACCTTGATTCTACTTCAATGATGTTACCGTCTTTGATCAACTTATCTACCAAAAGATCTTGTACGCTTGTTTCTTCATTGCAGACGTACCTTGCATAGCTGTCTTCAGGAAGACCTCTCTTTGCATGGATATACCGTGTTGACAACGTCTTACCACATCCAGGCTCTCCCTCCAAGGCTATCTCTTTTATGGGAGACTTACCAAAAACGGTAGCATTAAGGAACTCATCGAAGTCTTTATCTGCATGGAAGTCAGGCAACATATCACTTTGAGATTTCCTTAGACTTTCTTTCTTTGATTCTTTTCTCTGCATATTGCATGAAGAGTTTGAATAGATTATTCATAGCTTCTTTAGTTTCTTTCATGAAGTTTTCGATGACTTGCATTTTATTCTCTAGGCTATCTAACTTGTTGACGATCTCTTCCAGATGCTTATGCAGATCTTCAATAAGAGCAGTAGGCTTTTCAAGTACCTTAACCTCTGCACCTATTGACTTAGCCTTTTTCTCTATAGCCTCGATAAACTCTTTGATATCTTTTTCCATAATTCTATAGATTAAGTTAGAGAATAGATTGAATCTCATGCTCTAGTTTCCTTAGCTTGATGAGTTCTTTTTCTTGAGCTTCTGTAAGATAGCCGAACTTATCAAAGAAATGGATCTCTACCCAAGCAGACTCGCCAGAAGCTTCACAATCAAAAGACAATTGTTTATTAGACTTATCTATTTCAAGTAAGTTATTTTCCAAGTAATAGCCTGTTGTTATATTCTCTGGATTTATTTCATCACCATTGATATTCGTTGAGATCTTATCGCCTGGTCTTAATACTCCCTTAAGATCACTTGCTTTATATCTCATATTACTCTAACTCTTTTAGGTTGATTAGATGAGCAGGTTCCCTAACATAGATAGCTCTCTCGGCCATAGACTGAACAAACTTAATGACTTGTTCCCCGAATACCTTATCCTCTTCTAAGAATGCAACGAACTCTGCATCAGAGAAGGTATATCCATACTTCCTGATCAGATTATCTATACCCTCTCTATAAGAGAAAGGACTGATAGATTTCAGCTCTTCAACATCCTTCTTATTCTTCAGGGCTTGGCTAAACTTAGCCATGTGAAAGGCTATTGATCTCTTCTGTAGATCTAATTCTAGATCATGGAACTGATATAACATATCAATTATTCCTTAAGCTATCATCAAGATATCGCTAAGAGGTTTTGATTTCGAAGATGGTTTTAATGTCTTTTCTTTTCTCTTGGTGCTCATGGGGGATATTATTTATGCATTTGTTAGAAAGATGGATTATGCAGGTTGGTTCGTATCCCCTTCTTTTGTCTTTGAGGATAATCTTTCTAAGTTTATATAGCATTTTAAGCATAGATCTTTAATCGTAGCCTTATTCTTAATGCATCTTCGGCATGTAGCAGTCATAGCAATGGACATTGCAGCTTTGATGCCTGCATAATCTTTCGTGCACCAACCTACAGTTAGCCTTGCATCTAAAGCATTTGCAATGTTGCCCTTTCCTTAGTTGTGCAGAGAATTGACCTATCGTACTTGTCTCTTTCCATTTAGGATGTTTCTTCTTATGTTTCTCCAGCTTCTCCAGTTTTCTTGATATTCTTAAGGCTTTAGACCTTGATCTAGATGGTCTATTATCCCTTGATTTCTTGGCTCCCATAGATAATGGTTATTCTCTATGAAATAGATCTTCGAAGTCTTTGCCATTATAGTCATTAGCACTCCCCAAGTATGGGAATCCAAAACAGTTGGCTATTGCCTGAAACAACCGTTCTGTAGGATGTTCTTTAAGGTATTCATAGAGCCTATCGAAGTCTTTCTGCCACCTTCGTTTTCTCTGTATATGCATAGTTATTCAAGCTCAAGAGTATTTCTACTAGCGTCTTTGAATCTATTTGGATCGAAGTGTGGATTGTCCATCTTAAGCTCGAAGCATAAGCGTTCTATCAGATCTTGCATGTTAATAGAATGCTTGATGCATCTAGCTATAAGCTCATAATCTTTCTTGGTCATACGTTACATGAATAGTCTCTCTCTAGCGTTCTTTGGGCTCTCATTGTCTCGATCTCTGCATCGTACTTCATCTGTTCGAACTCATCAACCGTGATTGATCCTTCGTTCTCAAGATGATCATGCAAGAGATTGAGCAAGATAGTTTGCCACATAGTAGCGTTCTTTAGACTATTATATGGCGGCAACCCGCGGCGTAGGCTTTACCAATCGAGCTTATTGCTTAATTAGGCTTGCTTAGCATTATAGTTACTAACCTTTTCGTTGAAGAGCTGTTCAATCTCTGGGCCGTATGCAGAAACATCAAGCGTAACACCCCTTTTCCAGAGATTGAAGAGCGTGCTGGCCTGTGCCCTGATGGTAGCGTACTGTACGTTCTTCTTCTCGAAGTCTTTGAGGATCTCTGGGCTATCAATCACTTTGCAAATAGCCTCTTCCTGCGTAAGACCCAAGAAGTCGGGCGAGCTTTGGAATACGTTATTACCGTATCCAGCTCCCCTAATACGCTCAATCAGTTGCCAGGCTTGATACTTTGAGCGTGCTTCTTCACTAGCTTTGTATCTTTCCATTCTGGGTTTTGGGTTCATATTGGGAAAGTATGTACAAGCTCAATCAGTATGGCCTCTTTGCCCGCTCTATACCGCCGCCCTAGGCACTAGGGCAGTAAACATTGACGTTTATGTTTACTATTGGCCTTTACTGCATCTATCCGATCAATGACTTTACCATGAGCATCAGTAAGCTTTATGATTTTGCGTCCATGTAGGTTCAAGTCTTTTTTGACTATTGCCCGCATAGTATGCCGAGCTTCGCCATTCAAGGCGTTCTCTTCGCGGCGTATAGCCTTCTGGGCTAAGAAGGCTTCATTATCGAGCTTATTCAGTAAAATCGCCGGCGACATCTCATAAAGCCTCTGTTGCGAGACCCTAGAGACTATCGGCCCATACTTCTCAGGCTTCGCCTTATAGACAAAAACCTTATGAAGTATTGCGGCCATAGCCCAGAGCTTATGATGCCGTCTTGATCTTCGCCATTTTGCGTTGCGTTTCATAGTAGTATTCCTCATGCATAAGGCGGCGATATAGAGCTTTGAGGATAACGAACCTCAACGGTGCATCACCGTCCCTAACGTCTATCCACCAGCTTCCTAGCCCTAAGGCTAGGCTAATTCCTCAACAGCTTTGTTTAGCTGCCGAGCATACAACGCCCTTTCCATGATTTTGTCGGCCAACTGGTCGGCTCGTTCTTCTTCCAGACAGGCTAAGGCGCGGATTATGAGAGACACTTCATCGCTCGACGCTTCTATTGAGTATATTTCCATACTTCTAACATTCCTCTTAGGGATAAGAGGCCGGCGGATAGAATAGATAGGCTCGGATAAGTTTTTTGGCTTCATTCAGCAAGATTCTGCGATTCAGGGAAGCCGCGGCCGGCGCTCCGATCTTCAAACACCCTTTGAAAAAACAAGCCATTTCTGAAAATACTTTACCATGCCTTTCTATCCTTGTCAACCTTCAGAGTGCATAACTCTTCCACATACCCGGCACATCATATGATATAATGCAAGGAACTTATCCACAGGCTAGTAGATACTCACTTTCACTTTACCCTCTCAGCCGGCAGAAGTCAATAGCTTCTTTAGCTTTATCATAGCCCGACCAGAGGGAGGGCTTTATGAGTATGAGTTAATAGAGCTTTACTCTAAGGGGGTAAGGGGGTCGGTGAGCTTTGTGAAGATAAGGGGGGAGAGAGGATTACCCTCTACCCCATTTTTCTGGAAAAACTGAAAAGCTTACCCTTCAGCCCTATTAACAAGTATTATCGACTTTATACAATCTCTATCTATGTTAAGCTCAGGTCTGCATTTTGAACAGAATGTCTCAAATGGTCTAAGCTTATAGATTCTCTTATCCCCATATTCATTCTCACTCTGATATAGCCTAAGGGTAAGAACTCCTCCACAAGAACATTTATCACCTATAGCTAACCCAGGAAAGATCTTAATGTTTCTTTTTATTCCTATGTACATAAGAGCATTTAGGGTAATTAGTACATCCAAAGAACTCTCCAAACCTGCTCTTTCTCTTTACTAGATTCCCTTCATTACAAGAAGGACAAAGCTTTGGAGTAGTATAAAGATCTTTATTACAATGTGGACATGTTAGCATAAGTTCCGATTCAACGATGGGGAGACCCCTATTAAATGGGGTCTCCCCCTAATTCTCTAGCTTTTAAGCTTTTTTAGCTTTAGCCTTTTTACCTCTGCTTTTACACTAGCTATACTATCCTATTGTGGGTAGGATTAGAGTTTGATATGTAACCTGAACCAGGCAAAGAAACTATCGGTAGACCTAGGGAATAGACGAGTTCCACGTCAGTTATGATGGGAACTAGGGGGCTACCATCAATCTGTTCTCACCCTAGGTCTCTGCTAACAGGCATTCCCCTCTGTAGCAGGGCCCTTGTAAGCTGCCTCGGATCTAGGTAGTTAGCCTAGCCGCACCGGCTTACTCCACTCACTCGGTTTCTTTGCAAAGGACAGGTTTGTCTACCACCATCATACCATACCCTGCACTAACTGTCAAGAGCATGATATGCTGGAGGTAGTATGGGAAAAGTTAATGTTAGGCTAAAACCTAAAGAGAAACAGTTTGTTCATGAATACATGTCCAATGGATTCAATGCAAATAAGGCAGTGTTAAAGGTTTGGGATCTTAAAACCAACCCAAAGAAAAACGTAGGTGGTAAGGCTTATGCGGTAATGCATAGACCAAGGGTAAGAGAATATCTTTCAAGGCTGGAAGATAAGATGATCGAAGAAGGATCATATAGTATAGATAAACTTGTCAAACTTAGAGATAAAGGTGAAAATGATAGAATGACTTTGGATGCTTCCAAGGCAATCCTTGATTCCGCAAACCAAACTCTTAACCGCATAGAAAAGAGATATGAATCCCAGAGATCTGGATCGACAAATATTCTCTTCGCCAACCTCTCGGACAAAGAGCTTGAGCTCAGAATCAAAGAAGCTCTCGGAGCTAGAGCTAATGTACATGGAGCTACTCAAACGGAAGTCGAGCAAAGATCTGATCTATTTGATGGAGGAGATCCTGGGTTACAAGAACTTGGCGAAGATTCACAAGGAGGTAGCGAAGAATCTGGAGATGGTGGAGAAGGACAAGAAGAGGGGACTATTTCTTCTTCCTCGGGGACATCTCAAGTCAACGATGATAACCATATCCTATACCCTGCAGAGGATTCTAAAGAATCCTGATATTAGGATACTTATCACTAATGCACTCCTTGATAACTCAAAAGGGTTCTTACGTGAGATTAAGTCTCATTTTGAGAAGAATGAGAAGCTGTTAGCTCTCTATGGCAACCATAAGAACGAAGATGAGAAATGGTCAGAAACGCAAATCATTGTCAAAAAGAGACAAGCTTTTCATAAAGAACCAACTATCCAAGTTACCTCGGTTGACAAAAGCGTCGTCAGCCAGCACTACGACCTCATCATCGCTGACGACCTTGTCACGCGTGAAAGCATATCTACAAAAGAGCAAAGATCAAAACTTATCAAATATTACAAAGATCTCCTTGACTTACTCGAACCGGGAGGGACTTTGCTGGTCATTGGAACTAGATGGCATTACGACGATCTCTACGGTTGGATTCTCAACGAATGCACAACCAAACAGCACTTTGAAGTAATGATAAAGAAAGTATTTGATGAAACTGGAGAACCGATATTCCCACAGAAATTCTCAAAAGAATACATCAAACAGCTTAAGGATGAGAAAGGAAGCTACGAATTCAATGCACAATATAATAATGATCCTGTTTCAGAAGAAGAAGCAGATTTCAAAAGAGATACATTCAAATGGTTCTTCCTGCATAATATCAATATGCATGAAGGTATGATCTATATAACAATAGACCCTGCAGTATCTAAGGATGAGAATGCAGATTATACGGGTATTATTGTAAATCTGGTTCAAGGAGGAAGCTGGAAGATCCTTGAGGCAAGAAGGATGAGGCTTAATCCAACCGAGTTAGTTGATGAAGTATTCTATCTTGCAAGAAAGTATAAAGAAAACTTAAGGATGATTGGTATAGAAGATATAATGTATACCAAAGCTATAGACTATGATCTAACCAGAAGGATGCAGGAGACCGGGGAATGGTTTCAGATAGAAAAGATCAAGCATAAGAATAAAGCCAAGGAAGATAGGATAAGAGCGCTTATACCTCTATTTGAACGTGGTAATATAGAATTGAGTGAAAGATGTCAAGATCTAGAGGAAGAACTATCCAGATTTCCTGTGGCTGAGCACGATGATATACTTGATGCTCTTGCATATCAGCTCTATATAGTTAAGCCTCAAGAACATTTTACCCAGAGTAAATACGTAAAAGAACCGCTTTTCATTATGCCGGTCTTCCCCAAGTACTAATATGGCTTTCGAGAATGAGATACTAGCTAGACTTTCCTCGGTTTACTCACAACACGAGAATGGAACTGTTTTCGTAACGGAGAAGGTTTCTTACATGATGAAAGAGGTAACTAAGAGAGCCCGTAAGAACTATCTTGGTGTCTATGATGAACCTTATGATCCGGTTACTGGAGAAGAAAAATATTTCCCTCCTCTTACAGAAACTTTCTGTGATGGAGTGATAAAAAGCATTGATATTGATCTTAATGACATAGATATCTTCTCTACCAATGGTGCTAATGTGGGAGCGGCAAAAATTCTCTCTACTTTAGTAAAGCAAAAGCTTAAGGAAGCTAACTTCTCAGAAACATTAAATGAACTGATCAGGCACCTTGTTATAGATGGACATGGAACCCTGAAGTTCATGGATGAATATGATCCAAGAAAAAAGAAAAGGAAGATGGCGATTACTGTCGTTGACAATCTTAATCTGGTTGCAGATCAATCTGCAGATGGTATCAATGAAAGCTTCGGTTCTATTGAAAGAGCTCTTCTCACGCAAGAGGAACTGATGGTAAAGAAGAATGTGTGGATGAATGTGGATGAAGTCATAAAGAATGGTACGATCAATTCTTTTCAGAGATATTCTTGGACAGGTAACATCGTAGAATCTCCTGCTCCCTACTATGCAGTGTATGACTATTGGGGTCAGGTAGAAAAGAAATGGGTAACTTGCAAAGAAGAAGATGCTGGTATCTGGATAGAGGGTCATGTAGTTTTATCCAACCTGCATTCTGAAGGAGAAAAGAAAGTTCTTCTTGTTGAAGAGAATAAGGGAGGCATACGACCCTATGAAGATGTTGCATTAAAGAGGGTTATTGGAAGACGGCAGGGAAGAGGCGTACCTGAACAGCTTTTCGGTACGCAGAAATACATGAATATGCTTATAGAGATTAGGAAGAAGAATGCACAGATACTGCAGAATGGCTTATTCAAGGCCAAAAGAGGTCTTGGTCTTACTGCAGACAGCATCATATCCAAGCTTACTACTGGAGGTATTATCACCGTCAACGATCAAGATGATTTTACGCAGATGCCAATAGATGATACTAGGGCCTCTAGCTATCAAGATGAGGATAGGTTACTTGCATGGGGTGAAAGGAATACTGGGATGTTTGATGTACGAAGGGGTGAGGCCCTGGCTGCGTCAGCTCCAGCTACGACACAACTAATCCAAGATAGAAACTCCAAAGATCTCTTTCAGCTTGTTCAAGAGAATCTTGGACTTATGCTAGAAAGATTTATTGAGAATCATGTTATACCTTGGATCATAGATAACGTTAAGGATGAGGAGGTTGTTATGATAACAGGAGATCTTAAGGATCTTGAGGAGTTTGATAATGCGATGGCTGAGTATCTTGTGAATAAAGAGCTTATCAAGTTTGTAGAAAAGAATAGGCAATATCCACGGCCTGAGGAACTTGTAGATGCAAAGAGAAAGCAAAAAGAAACTCTTAAGAGACTTGGTAAGAGACGATATATAGAGCTTAAGAAAAGTATGTTTGCCGGTGCAGAAGTCGGTGTACAGGTGGTTGTAGGCAATGAGGCAATAGATAGGGCTACAATACTGCAAAAGCTTCAAGAGATCCTTACGCTTACGGTTACTGCCCCAGGTGTTCTTAACATTGATGCACAGGGAGTCATAGATACTATCTTCAAGATGATGAATATACCAACAGATAGGATCTATCTTAGTAGAGAAATCTATCAAACACCAATAGATAAACTGTCTACGGCTATGCAGAAACAAGCAACCGCGCTACCAGCACAAGGCATGAATAAGTTAACTGGTAGTCTTGCACCACAACAAAATGCTACACTAGAAACAGAACAGAATATCCCTGCAAGATCACCTGGTATAAGACAAACTGCAACTAACTTAACTGCACTATAATATGCCTAAGCATTCTCCAAAAAAGAAGAAGCCGATGAAGCCTCCTTTCTCCAAGTAATATGCCGTTAGGCAAAGGAGTAAGATATAGATTTGCAAAGAAAGACGGAAAAACCTTTCGTCTAGCCTTTAGAGGAAATAAGGTTATAGAATCAATAAGATTCATCAAAAAGAAAGGTAAGCTTGTAAAGAAATAACATGGAACCTACAGAGGCATTAGAGAAGGCAGAGAGAGTAAGAGAAACAATGAAGACGGATGGCTGGAAGATCATTCGTCAAATCTTTGAGGAATCTGTCAATTCTCTTAACGATATATCTAATATACCGACGCTTAAAGAGCTCCAAGCCAGGCAGCTCGCTTTTCGAACCCTGAAAGAGTTCCTGCAGAACATAGATGGCATCATTGAGGCCGCTGATATGCATCTTTCTTCTTCTATCCTCAAGAAGATAAAAGAAGAGAGAATCCTTAAGACTCACAAATAATGTGATATACTAAGGTTGGTTCTATAAAACTAATCTTATTTATGTTAGAAGCTGGCCAAACCCCCCAGACTGACGCCGAGAAGCAGGCTGTCGTAGAAGCAGCCGCCAAGGCAAGTCAAAAGGATGGCGGAGCAACCGATGAGGTTCTCTCTGTCCTGAATCAAGTCCTTAAGCGAGAGTTTAAGACTCGCGATGAGGCCGTAAAGTCTCTCGATAACCTTAACCGCATGGTCGGTGACAATGCTATCGCAGAGCTACGAAAGAGGGCTCAGGACTCGGATAACTTTGAAGCAATCGTGTCTGCTTATGCAGAGAACGAAAACCTTACGAAGCAACAAGCCCGTGAGGATTTGCTTAAAGAAATCCAGAAGACCTCAACCAAAACAGAGGTTCCCTCCTCTGAAAAGAATATGGACAATGCAGTACTGCAAGAGGTGAAAAGCTTGAAGATGAAGCTTCAAGAGAAAGAGCTTCTTGAAATATATCCTGAGGCCAAGAGTATTCTAAAAGAGCTTAAGGATCTTAGCCAGATCTATTCTGGTAAAGAACTTAAGGAAATCTATGAGACTTCAGCCTTAAGGGATACGGTACGCAAAGTTGCTGATCTTGAGAAAGAAAAGGGAGAACGAGAAACGACAGCGGTAAAATCTACTGCTCGTCAGGTTAACTTCCAAGAAGAGAAGATGGGCAAGCTCATTGAAGGCGTCAAGAAACGAGGATTCGATGAAGACAAGATCGGCCTTGTTGAAGCCTACATAGAGCAGCTCACTTCCAAATAACATATGGCACTTACCAACATCTTACAAACTTACGGCGATTCCTCGCGTGTACAGTCAGTACTGCCGTTGGTTGAGATCTTGACCGCCAAAGAAAACTGGTTCCTGGCCAACCTGCAAAAGGCTCAGGCTAAGGATACCATTCACGGTGTTCTTACAGATACTCTTCGTACTGCTGCTACGGCTTCAGTTGCTGAGGGTACTGACTTCACTTATGGCGCGAGGACCCAACCAACTAGGACTGATAACATCGTGCAGATCAATGCGATTCCGTTCCGTGTTACCAAGACTGCTCAGCAGGTTCAGCGTTATCATGGACAGAACGAAAAGGCTCGACAGCTTACCAAGGCGCTAGTGGACTGGGGTAATGCTGCAGAGTTTGATATCGTTCGTTCAACGTTGGCCTCTGGTCTCTCCGGTACTACGCCTCGGATGAGCGGTATTCTTGAGGCAATCTCGAAGTCTACGACTGTTACTGCCCATACCAGCGGAACGGTCTTCTCGGCTTCAGTTCTTAAGGGGCTGCTTCGAAATAACTGGGATAATTCCAATGGTGAGCCTGTTACGGATCTTTTCCTCAACTCCAACTTGAAGGAAGATTTGGACAGCTTTACTGCTGGTGCAACCAAGTTCGTCCAGCTTGGTGAAGAGCTCAGGGATTACGTGGATGTGTATGATGGCGGCGGCTTTGGTCGCGTGGCTGTCCACCTCCACCGATATCTCTTCCAGAGCGGTGATGCAACGGGTCGAGTTCTTGGCGTCCGCCGAGATAAACTTGCTCTTGCATACCTTGAAGAGCCGAATATTCAAGATAAGGCTTCTGATGGCGACTATGATGCGATGGTTGTCATTGGTAAGCTGACGCTTGAATGTCGAAACCAAGATACAAACTTCTACTCAAACGGCTTCTTGCTCTAAAGTAGAAACAGAAAGACCCCTTGACTGGGGTCTTTTTGTTTTGGTACAATATAGGTATATGGAATATTGTCCAGTTTGTTTTATGCCCTGTGAACAGGAGCATTGTAAGTTCATATGTGTATCAGATGTTTGTCATTATAGATTAGTAAGGACTTGCAATGAATAACCTTACTTATAGACAGAAACTTATATCAGATATAGTATTTGCATATGAACTGAAGTATCCTGGTAAGATAAAAGAGACAGCGGCCTCAGCAAAAAAGATTAGAGGAACCAGAGCAAACATATTTGGATCAGATAAGCAGAAAGAATTAAGGTGGGCACTACGTATACCAGGACAACTTTGGAGGATGTTTGATATGCTTATCAAAGATCCTCTTATCTTTCATGAAGAATCAGAGTTAACTTGGTTCATGAAGACATTTCCAGAATTTAGAGTTCCTGAGAAATATTGATCTATGCAGAAGATAGGTCTGTGCATGATAATTAAGCCGACCGATGAAGAATCTATCATCTTAGATAGATGCTTAAAGACAGTAAGACCTTATGTTGACAAAGCTTATATCACAATTACTGGAAAAAATCAAAAGTGTACCGATATCGCTAATTTTTATAACTGTACTATTAGTTATTTTGATTGGACTGGAAGTTTTGCTGAAGCTAGAGCTTATAATTTTTCTCAGGCAACTGACGTAGATTATATACTTTGGTTAGATGCGGATGATGAGCTGGTTGGAGGAAAGAATCTTAAGGAGGTGATAGAAAGCATGGATGCAAGAGGCGTAAAAGGAGCTTATGCACAATATCTCTATGATTTTGATGAACACGGTAATGTAACAGTCCAGCATCCAAAGCTAAGGCTTATAAGAAATGATGGGAGCTTTGAATGGCATCATGGGTTAGGTGAACTCCATGAAGATCTTCAGCCTACGTATAATGTAGCTACCGCAATCTTATCTAAAGGAGAAGAGTCTTGTTATATTGAAGTTCATCATAAGACAACGCCAGAAAGGGTAGCCTCTAATGCAAGGAGAAACTTAGAAATAGCCAGTAAGCAGATAGAGAAGTATCCTGATGACCCTAGAGCAATCTGGAACTATGCTAACTCATTGGTTGGTGTAGGAGAGAGTGCTAAAGCAATTCTTCAGTACGAAAGATTCAATGATCTCTCTGGATCAGATGACGAACGGTATCTCTCCATGCATAGATTAGCTGCACTCTATAGAATTGACAGAAACTTTGAAAAAGCCATGCAATATGATTTCGAGGCTATTAAGCTTTTTCCTTGGTATCCAGATTCTTGGATAGGCATAGGCCATACTTTCTACAAGATGGAGAAATGGAAACATGCAAAAGACTTTCTTATACAAGGAATGTCAAAAGATCCATCAGAGTACATGATAGTACAGAATCCGAGAGATTATGATCAGAATCCGATGATGCTTCTTGCAAATTGCTACTTCAATATGGGTAAAGTTGAAGAATGCAGGAGAGTCTTGGAGAAGCTTGTAGAGATGTTCCCAAAAAGAGAAGACACAAAGAAAATGCTTGAGATTGTTGCTAAGGCAGATGAAGAGAATAAGTCAGTTGATACATTGATAGAGAAATCTTCTACTCTCAATGATATAGAATTAGCCCTAGAGCTTGAGTCTCTACAAGAGAAACTTAAGAGTCATCCTAAGATATGTATCCTTAGGAATGAGAGATTTAAAAGAGGGAATACGCCAGGTAATGAGATAGCTATCTATTGCGGATTTACTGAAGAGAGATGGAATAGGGCATCAGAGATAACTGGTATCGGAGGCTCTGAGGAGGCTGTATTAAACTTAAGCCGAAGATGGCAGAAGGCTGGATATCAAGTAGTTATCTATAATAATTGTGGAGGTAAGGTTGTGGCTGACGAATATGGAGTAGTTTGGAAACCTTACTGGACATTTAATCCTAGAGATAAGTATGATTACTTGATACTCTGGCGTAGTCCTGTCTTATGCGATAGGAAGCTTGATGCTCTTAAAGTATTTGTTGATATGCACGATGTTGTTGATCCAAGAGAGTTCACTACCACAAGAATAGCTAACCTGGACAAAGTATTTGTTAAGTCTGCGTATCATCGAAGCCTGTTTCCAAATATACCAGACAATAAGATATACATTATTGGTAACGGTATAGATCTTTCTCAGTTTGATGGAGCTGAGAAAAGAATACCCAAGAGCATGATCTATACTAGCTCACCAGACAGAGGATTGGAGCATCTTCTAGATGCTTGGCCAGAGATAATCAAAGAACATCCTGATGCTAGCCTGAATATCTATTACGGGTGGGGGGTTTTTGATTCTGTACACAAGACTGATCCTGTGATGAGGACGTGGAAAGAAGCTATGATAGAAAAGATGAAACAGTCAGGCATTACAACTCATGGTAGAGTAGGCCATAAAGAAATAGCCAGAAGGATGATGCAGACTGATATCTATGCATATCCATGTCACTTCGAAGAGATCTTTTGTATCTCTGCAGTTAAAGCACAAGCAGCAGGTTGTGAAGTAATAGCAACGGAATATGCCGCATTACCTGAAGTCGTTAAGAGAGGCATCCTTGTGCCCGGAGATGTTAAGGGAAAAGAGATATGGAAAGATTATATTGATGTTCTGCTTTACAGATTAGGATCAATTGATAAAGAAAGGAAACAGAATATTAAAGAGTATTCTTGGGATAATATAGCTAAACTATGGACACACAACTTCGAATAGCTTTTACATGGTTATGGCAAAACGATCCTTATCAGCTCATGACCTGGAGAGATGGTTTATATGCAGCTTTAAGAGAGCTTAAGAAACGAGGTCATGTTCTTCTTGTTCTTACTCATGGTAAGATAGTGGGGGAAGTAGAATTACCAGATTTTACTGTTCAGATCAGGCCAGAAGGAGAAGCTACCCTACATGCAGTAGAGGATTTCAAGCCTGATGTAGTTCTTTCTTGGTGTGATATGACCAGACCCGACTCTGATGTCGGTCATAGGCTTGGTCTTAAGACTGCCGCGTGTTTTGCTGGAGGTAATCCTTTTGGAGAAACATTAAGACATTTTGATCATATCTTTGTTGAAAGTGAGGTCTATAGGCAAAGATTTCAAGCGGCTGGTATCTCTGTATCTACGGCTTTTGGAACGAATACGCAGCTATTCGATCCTGGACATAAACTGGTTAAAGGACAACAGAAAGTATTTGATGTCTGTTTTCCCGCTACCTATGCTCAATGGAAAAGGCATAAAAAATTTGCGGAGGCAGTTCGTGGTTTTAAGGCTGTGGCTTGTGGTTATATGTACACTGATCATGAAACTGATTGTTGGGAAGTTTGTCAGGACGCAGGAATACTTACGCTCCCACATGTTTCAGCTGATACTCTTTGTCATTTATATGCTGCTAGTAAGTGCTGTCTTATCACTTCTGATTCAAGCGGGGGTAGTCAGAGAACTGTCCTAGAAGCAATGGCCATGAACGTTCCTGTTATTGTTATGCAAGATAGTGATAAATGTTCTGAATATGTATTAGATGCTGGATTGGGATTCGTAAGTAATCCAGATCCTATTGCAATTAGGGTATGGCTTGAGGATTTGGATAAGAGAGTTAGTGATACTCGTTCTTATATCAGGTCTAAATGGTCAGAGTATCACTACGCAGATGCTTTAGAGAAGGGATTATGTTCGTTAGTATCGTAATAACTTATTATGATCCACAGCAGAGGAAGGT